GTTAAAAATTGTAACAGCAAATACTTGTGTGTGTTTTTTTTTAACAACACATATATTGTCGGTTGATTTTTGTAATTTTTATTAACAGGTGTTTTGTATTTTTATATGTTTTTCACTAAGAAGCTCTTTTTTAAATCACAGTGTATGTATTTTTTATTAACACTTTCATGTTGTAAAAAATAATTGTTTTTTTTTGTTGATTATTATGAATTGTTGTTTTACATTTATAGTTATTGTTTTTTTTAACGTATTTTTGTGTTTTGTTTTTTTTAAGGAGATGATTATGCTGCCTGATGAAAAAATTAAATCTTTTTTATGTGGCGATGAATGTCAGAGTATAGGAGATGCTTATCAAAATTTTCCTAATACTGAAAAAAATGTACTGAATTATCATATTAAAAAATACCGCAATGATTTGCTTGACGGTGGCGATGAGAATGATAAGTCAAAAAAAGACGATATCGCTACGGCAAGGCCCGTAAAACAACGCGAGGGAGTAAAGCAATGGATTTTGGAAAATTATGCAAGTGATAACAAGTCATTGTACAAACAATTCACATCCTTAAAAGAAGTGACTCTTAGAGGATACAGAAAGGAGGTCGCAGATTTTTTACACGGAGAACTTTCATATTTATTTTTATTAAACAACGACGACTGGCCCGTTAACGAGAAAAAATTAAATGACTTCTTTTTTTACATATTAAAAAATCCATCCGCTACCGAATTATCCCTTCGAAAACATTTTTCTGGAATAGAGATTGCCGTGATTCGTGACTTTAGGCAGAGAGTTTTTGAGGCAATTAATGAATATCGCGGGATAGAAATTATGCATTATAATGATGCACAATTAGTGTGTGATGCTGTTGAAAAAATAGATAATTCAGAAATCGATATGCGGCAAAATGCATTACCTGTGACCAATGATAATGCTGAAAATTTGGATTTAGAATCGTTGGAAAAAAAAGCGGCACCGGCAAAACATCCTCATGAAGTTGATGTAACAACAAAAAATCAACTGAATAAAATAAAATCTTTGGAAAAGGAAATCAGCTTATTAAAAAAACATATATCTAAGATAGAAAAACAAATTCCCGATCGCGTAAAAATGGCAATAGACCAAGTGCTTTTGGAGAAATTGTCTAGCATTGGCTTAGGGATTGTGGGTAAAGTGATAGAAAAACATATCGGAAGCCTGGGAAAAATTAATTTCAATATTGACCTGGGATCAGATAAATAATTTTCAATAAATAAAAATGGCTTTGATTAATTGTCCAGAATGCAAGCAGGAAATGTCATCACAGGCACAAACATGCCAGAACTGTGGGTTTACAGTCTCAGAAAACATTTCTTTGAATGCGGCATCCTGCAACGATAATTCAGAGGTCATAATAGCCGAGTACAAATATACGATGATGGCCGCAGCCCCTTTGTGGTTCCTGATTTTCTGCGGCCTCATCTTTGTTTACGGGCTTGGCATAATTCTTTTCATCGTCTGGCTGCTCATAAAACTTCCAGCTCCCAAGCTCATTATCACAAACAAGGCAGTAATATATAGACAAATCACCGAGAAACGCATCGAAATAGCAAACATAGAAAAAATTCGATACGGAGCCAGTCTCCCTCAAAAAATCCTCATGCGGTCCGGCTGGATAGCTATCTACAAAAAAAGCTGGATCAAAATCCCCTTGGTCATTAACGGCCTTCCCGATCCTGAAAAAATCAAACGAACCATCCTCCAGCAAACATCCTAGAAAAAATACCGCTTTATTCCTTATCTTCCGGCAGAGTCTCCTTCCTTCTTTGCAGCGCCATTTTTATCTAAAAAATAAAAACGGTGTTTTGCTGTGTTCGAGGTGCTTTATAAATGCTTAATAATTACATCTATATAGCAGTATTCGCAGCTTTCACTCCTGCCTTTCCACTTATAAATATAAAAAAAATTCACTTTTTAATCTCGTTTTTAAAATGATTTTTTTTTCTTGGTATTTTAGGTGTGAATGCTGCTTAGATGCTTTGTTGTATAAAAAACAATGACTTATAAACCCACCATCTCAAACACTAAAAACACTTAAAAAAAGTAAAAAGATTATAAAGAGTACAAAAAATAATACAAAAATTAAGTCAAAATAGATTAACTATCTGAAAAGACAACTCTTGTTACTATACCCAAAAAGGACGCTCCTTTTCAGGAGTAGGAGGCCTTTTTCAAAGGGTAGGAGGCCTTTTTTCGAGGGTAGGAAGCCTTTTTTGAGACCGAGTAACCTCCTAAGTCGGCAGAGTTCTTTTTTTGATTTTTTGCGCCTTTAATAAAAAATTCGGTTTCGGTATAAAAAAAATACTTTTTCCTCTTGACATAACGGTATAGAAAAAATACTATTATATATAACGAGTCACGAAATTAAAATCAAAGGAGAGAAAATGGAAATTGTAAGATCGAAATCAGACGTGTTTGGAAGAGCTAAAGCGGAAGCCGCCGATATGTATTTTTATGGATGCGTTCGAAGCTTAAGACGATCAAGGGACTATATATATAAACTTATGAATATGCAGGACGAAAGGAAAAGAAAGTTCCTCGGCCTTCTCCATGTGCGGCGGGAAATGAACCCGCACTATTCCAGAGATCACTGGTTTAAATATTTTATTAAAGAATTCAGCAAGGAGAAAACAGAACAGGATGAAGAAGTATCTGGATAATATCCAAGAACATCTGGGACTGAAAAGTTACCGGAAACTAGCCGATTTCCTTGGAGCGACCAGGGACGCGGTCATGAAATGGAATCGAGGCGAAGGTCGCCGCAGTTATCATATAGCCTATATTCTGATTAGCTTATGCTTCGATGAACTTGGTGAGGATGGCGTTAAGAGAGTGATTGAAAAATACCACTCGCTTCTTTATAAAAACGTAAATATAACCGATTAGGAGAAAACGATGATTGAAAAAATGACGGAAAAAATTGCTGGTTTGAAAAAGGACTTAGCTGATCAAAAAGAACTTCTGGAAAAAAGCGAGGAACTGAATTTCAAACCTGTTGATCAGAACGGAGAATTGCTGACCTCTACTGGATGCGGCGACGCGGTGAGCGTGGAGGATCATTTCAGATGGCTTGAACAATGCGACGAATGGACGAAGGATATGAGTAACGACGAATATGAATCGAAGCGCGAAGAAAAGGCCGCGAAAAAGAAACTAAAAAAAATGAAGGAACAATGGAGACCTAAAGGGGAACTGTGCAAATACCTGCGGCATGACGATGATTATTACCTGGGACTGGCTGATAAAATGGCTGAAGATTTTTGCGAGAAATTTCAGGCTGGGCTAGATCGCGAACGCCCTGACTCAATATATCCGGAGCCATGCGAGGAATGCGGAATAGCGCGAAATCCAGACCGTATTCGCGGTACAATACACAGCTTGGAGAGTCAGATAAATGAATGGTTGGGGTATCTGAAGAATATGCGAAACAGCGATTACATAGAGGACGAAAACGCCGAAAATCATTGCGTCACTTGCGCATGGCAAGATGCTCACAGCAAACCATTCGCCGGTCCGTTCTGCGCTCAATTGGAAACGCTTGTGAATAGCGACACGGGGTCTTGCGGTAGATTCTGGATAGGTTTGATTCCTAGAAATTAATAAATGGAGATAGCAATGAAAAACATAGAAATAGTCAAAATGTCTCACGCGGATGATAAACGTTTGTTTTTTTCCTATATGGGAGAGTTTTTCGCGTCTAAAAAAATCAGAGCGGAGCTGGGGGACTGCATGTCCAGCGATGATAGTTACACTTGGTGGATAGCTAAAAATTCAGATGATGAAGTGATGGGATTTTGCGCGGCTGAAATCAAAAAAATTATTACTCTGAAGCATGCGTATGTTCTGCCTGAACACAGACATCTAAAACTGTATAATAAATTGATGTCGGCGCGTATGAAGTATCTGAAGCGGCAAAAGAAAGTGATGAAAGTTGTGGCTTCTCCTGACTCAGTAGGCGTTTTATCAAAGCGCGGCTTTGTAAAAACGGGAGAAAGAGGTCGCTACACATTAATGACGTATACTCCCGCATAATGACTGAAGGTTTCGCGGCGGCGAAACCTTCTATTCCCAAGCCCTGGAATATTCATGATTTTTGAATATTTCCGGCAGGCCGGTATTCTGCTTCAACCTCAAAACTTCGTCAGCCTCCATCCCTAGATGCCGGCTGATTTTTAGATTGTCCCACCCCAACAAAACCAGCTCCGCAACGATATTGCTCATTTGGGTGACTTTATGCTCTCCCCTGGCTCTATTATGGCGGATAGTGGACGCCATACGATCCTTAATTTCCTTATTGATCACTGTGACTGGCACATGACTCAATTTGAATTTTACCGCGTTCTTATACCTGTGCGCTCCATCCACAACTATATATTTGTCGTTTTCAGTGTCATAGATAGTGACTATAGGCTGCGTGTAGCCGTCTTCCTCAATAGACTTTTTCAACAGACGCATCTCCGGGGGAGCCACCGCGTTTGGATTGTAGTCATTTAACTGGACCTTCTCAAGCAGGACCAGTTCGGCGAATAGACATGGAAACGCCAACCGCTTTTCCTCTTCAGACAAATCATAACCATGCTTCATTTTATCAAACACCTGTTTGACAGTATCACAAATTAGCATATCTCTCCTTTAAAGCTTCAAGTTTTTCATACTCCTGCTGATTAGCCGCGAATTTTAAGTTTTTGCATAAATAATCTCCCTTAAGCAGAACTTTCGCTATTCTCCTCCAGGAGGGCTTTCGTTTCTTAGCGGCGGTATCCATCGGATGCTCATCGTGAATTTTCACGACATAGAGACCTTCTTCATCAAACGCTTCATTCTCATGATATTCTTTCGCGTAAACATGCGGAATATCGTCATGAATCCTTTTTCGCCACCACCTCAAAAACACGTTGATTCTTCTCAGATAGTGATCTCTCAAAAACGGAGGCATAGTCGTCAATATGAGCCGCGACCAGTTCTCCCATGTCGTATTTTCCGGTTTTTTAATCCTTCCCTTAATGATGTTTTTCCCCTTATAGAGCTTGGCGAAATTTACTCCGCCTACTCTCTCGACTATTCTGGCCCAGGTCTCAGGCTCTATCTTGCAGAACAGATCAATGTTGTCCCTTTGCTCTTCTCCGTAAGGCTGACATATTCTCATAGAGTTCAACGGATACCCGGCCAGGTACATTTTATCATAAACTTTGTTATAGGGAACGGTTGAAGAATATTTCCAGACATCCTTGATGTCCCAATCGTAGATCGGATGGACGCTATAGGTGTCGTATCCGGTGATTTTCTGCTTCAATATCCATTGAATGCCATTATAAAACTCTCTGTGGGCCCGAACTTTCATTTTTAGATAACGATTATAGCTCTCCTGCGTTCTGATTCCTATCACCTGCGCCACTTTGCCAAGCCCTTTTTGCTCCACTAAATACCGGGGAAACTGAATAATAAACTCCTCGAACTCCATTCCCTTCCGAAAATACTCTCCAAACGGGTTGTTTAGCTCGTTTACGACCAGTCTGTTGTCAGGCATTGGCCTAACCCACTTATCCTTCTTCTCGGCTTCCCAGCATAGCCATTTCGGCATATGAAAGGAGGATGCGTTAGACAAATTAAACGGCAGACATATCCAGTAGCCGTTCACCTGAATTTCATCGTCGGCTATCAGCTCTTCAAGGAAATCGCTATGGAGTTTGTAATGTCCTTCCAAATCGATAATCATAATATTGATCGTCTTGATTCCTTTAGCCAGCGCGACTTCCTTCATCAGGTAAAAGCAGAGTGAACTATCCTTGCCGCCGCTGAGAGCCAGCCAGATTTCATCCTCCGAAAATTCATCATAGATATAATTCAATCTTTGCAGTGCGGCCTCGTAGACGTTCATATCCAAATATTTTTTACTCATAGAGTCTCCAGCATGGATTCGCGTTTTTCAATATCGTCGGCTTGCTTAACCTGTTTTTTGAACAAATTGACTACATCGCTTTTCAGCTCAAACGATCTCTCTATTTTTTTATCGATACTGTCATTGCAGATTATGTCTATATAATTCGGAGAGACCTCCTGTCCGATACGATGATTGCGATCTTCCGCCTGAACGCGGTCCGTGTATTTGAAAGTGTTGTTATAAAAAATAGTATATGGAGCTTCGTTTAGAGTCAGGCCATGACCGCCAGTCCCGATAGTGCTCAGGAAAATTCGACTTTCGCTTCTGAAAGTTTTCAACTCCCGTTTTCTGGGTTTTTCTTTCAGGCCGCCATGATAGAGCGATATTTTTTCTTCGCTTAACGCTTCGGATATTGCTTGAATGTCATAGCGGTATTTGCAGAAAATGATGATTTTCTTATCTTCCGGAATGTAATTGAGCACGTCAATAAGAACCTTGAGACGGTTATTCTCGAAAGTTTCCACCTTCTCTTTATGATACCGGAAGCCGCAGACTATCTGCTGTAGCACGGTAAAGAGCTGCAATATGCTTTTATAATCGAAGTCATCCACATCCAGATTGAACAGAAGCTCGTCTTTAGCGAGATTATAACCTTCTCTTTGCTCGAAGCTCATATCGAAATAATGCGGCTGATAGACCTTGTCCGGCAGATCGAGACATTCTTCCTTGGTAATCTGATAGACATACGGTTCAAGTCTGGCCGCTAAATATTCAGTGTTGCGGGCTTCTTTCGAGTATCCCCAGTCCTCTTCTATTATCTCGACATGATTTTTCGAAAATGCGTAATAGGAGCTGTATCCGAATATTTTTCGGGACAAAAACTTTATCTGAGCATAAAGATCAATAACGCTATGAGCTATGGGAGTTCCCGTTAAAATCAACTTATAGCGACAATTTTTGGTCAGCTCGCTGATCCAGATAGTGCGCTTGGCTGACGGATTTTTGATGTAAAAAGATTCGTCAACCACAATATAGCTGTTTTCGCTGATAATTTTATGCAGACAGAAGACAACGTTGGGACTACTGCTGACGGACTCTATTCCCACAATATGCAGTTTTTCAATGGGTATGTCGCTCAACTTCGTCTTATCGCTGAAAACATGTATCAAATCGGGCTGGTCGGCAATATGTTTCTGAAGTTCTTCGGCCAAGGCCCATTTTATAGAGAAAGGACAAAACCAGATTATGTTTGATATTTTTTTTTGCCTCAGAGCGATCAATTCCATAGCGGTTCTGCTTTTGCCGGTCCCCATTTCCATGAATAAAGCTCCGACTTTGCTTGGCAACAGTTTTTTTACCGCGTCAGATTGATGCTGATATGGGCTGGTCTTTAAGGTTATCATGAATAGCGCTTCGCTTGGGTTCCAATTTTTTCGGGGCGTGGAAGACAGTTTTGTTTTTTTTTACGGGAGCTTCGAGATTGAAGAGCGTCATGACGTTTTTTCTACCCTCTTCTATCTTGGCTCTAGCCGCCTCGGTGATCAGGAATCCGTAATCATCAGCAACGTCATATATCTCTTCATAAAAATAGAGAGGAACCACTATTGCTTTATGTTTTTTAATATATTTGCTGCCATAAAGATTATGCCGAACGCATGAATACAAGTCCTCTCTTTTCCATGACACCGTCAGATAGTTTTCATAACCCGCAAATGAACAGACGTCTATTACCCTTGTTGGCTCATATTGAAAGTCATTCGTCTGTATTTTTCGAGCTATCTCCTGATCGTTTATTGAAACGACAAAGCCTTCCAGCAGCAGAATATAGCCTATTTCCGCAGTCCTATTTTGTATGTTTTCTAGAACAACTTTTTTTATCCATTTTCTGAGCAATCCGGACCACTTGAAATCGTAATTTTTTATTATCTGATAGAATGCCTCATTATACGCGGCAGTGTGGCATTCTATTTCATCATCGGAGACTTCTATATTTATTAGATCGTCATGTTCCAATGATTGCGGTTTTATGATCATTTAATACCCCTGATAATCCTCATCGTCCCAGTTGACCTTGGCTCCCAGCCTGGCTTCAAACTCCGTCCTCAATCGGTCGATAGAGTCCATGTCATAATAACGTCGGCTTTCATGAGCGACCTGTCTGGTCTGTAGATGCGGAAAATATCTCCGCATCTCCCTTGTCCAATAATTATACGATGACGGTCTGAAAGAACAGTTTTCCTTATACTCTTCATACATTCCGGAAATGCTGCTTTCTATGTGCATGCTATAAAGTCGGCCAGTCACCAGATTTTCGAATACCCATTGCCCTATGGAGTCTAAGGATTCCAGCTTGTTGTCCAGAATGGCCTGTGTTTTCGGATAATCGCGGATGTCCACCTTGCTGATGTCTCTATGCAGGAGATCATACAACAGAGCCTCGTAGCCTCCTTGGTTCTCCATCTGATTGTAGATATCGCGGAAATATTTCCTGTCCTTGGCCCTCAGATTGCTGATGTCTATGATGAAAAATCGCCTGTCATCCATGGCCAGCGGCGCAACCCAATGCTGATTGGACGCCATGATTAGGCGCGTGTAGTTTGGCAGTATCTGAACGTCCTTGCCCTTGAACTCTATAGCTCTGGTTTTTTCAGTAATGATGTTTTTCAGAATAGACTCGTGTTTTTTGTCTCCGGCGTAGAAAGCTTCGTCGGCAAACATAACCAAACAGTCTTTCTGGTGCGAGTTAAACGCTCCAACGATGTGTTTCGCATCCGAAACCGGCAGAAAATGTTGTCCGAAAAGTTTACCAAAAATATTAACCATAGTTCCCTTCCCGGTTCCCTGTCCTCCGCGTAACACTAATGTTACGCCCGGACGTTGACTCCTGTTCTGCACCGCGTCAGCCATCCAGTCAATTAGATACTCGTAGATTTCGCCGTAATCTTTGGCGATCACTTCCGAAATATGCTTGTAATAAAGATGACAATCGCCCTTCTTGGCTTTCACGTTGAATCCCCGCCACAAATTGTAATGATGATTTTGCTCCGGAGGCCCCGACGGATCAAAGAAAAAACCGTTATATTGCCGTCTCTGAGGCGATTCCGACCACATTTTACCAGCTTCTATTTTGAGTGTTTTCTGGCTATAAGCCGACCGCAATTCTTTAGGAATTTTTCTCCCCGCTTTTTCTAAATTCATTATTAATCTGTTTTTTTCTTTTTGCTCCATTACCGTGTCTTTTTTCCAGAAGGTTCTTAATGCCTGTTTATTTCTGTACCTCCCTTCAAAATGTTTATCAGTCGAGAGCGTAATTTCATTGCGTCCGAAAGTGGGGTTTAACTCCTCGTTCATCACCGCCAGCTTGCCCTGTACCATGATCACCGCGTGTCTTCGATTGAGCTGATGCACTTTCAGAGCCTCATCCAGAAAAACTCCCTCAAGAAAAATCAGCTCGCTCAGTTTTCGCCTGTCTCCGCCGGCTTTGATCCAGTCCGAGATATCTCCCTTGAGTCCTACAGGCAGAGCCAGAATTCTTATCCTTCTGGCAATGTTGCGGAGCTTTTTTGCGATTTTTAAAGCTCCGGAAATTCTCGGAGCATCGTTATCAGGCAGAAACACCAGATCGGCGTCCTGAAAATATTCCGCGTACTCATCCCGCCACTTCCCATTTCCGCCGGCTACAGTAGTGGTGGTAAATCCCAACTGCATGCCGTTGTCCGCGTCCTTCTCTCCCTCTACGAATAAAATAACCCGCTCTTTGCCGATCGCTTTGCTGACCTCCGGCAGATTATAAGGGACCATGCTCACGTCTTTCATCGACCAGACTTTTTCGTCCTGCCGCATCCGAAAATCCTTCGGCTCGAATCTTACCGCTTGATACGCCGGATGGCCATTTAGTTTTCTATACTGATATATATGGACTATGCGTTTTTTGGAGGGGTCTTGAGTGCCTTGTTTGCTTGCTCGCTGGCGGGAGGGAGGATATAGAAACGCGGGCTTGATATCAATAGAGTCGAGAATGTCCCTGTAATCGCATCCGACATGACATTTGACGCTGATTTTTTCGTCGGACTGAAGAGTGACTTCAAGAGAAGGGGTTTGATCTCTATGCACTGGACAACTCGCCTTGGCGCTTTGACCGTTGACGCTGATGTTTTTGAGCTTCGAGAGCAGGAAATTAAAGCGTTCCTGCCCGCTTTCGGGGTTGCTATCCTGACTATATAATGTCATTATAAATTTTTATCGCTTGACTGCGGTGATCTGTGTTATCAGGCGAGGATTGAGGCTCAAAAACAATCCTCACCTGATTTTTAGGCTAATTCAAAAGCATCTCGCATTTCTTCTTCTTCTTCTTCTTCTTCTTCGCTTTCCTTTTTCGCTCCATTTCCGCAGCGTATTGCAGCACCTTGGCTTTGTCCAATATCCAATGCTTGCCTATCTTAGTCGCGCCTAGTTTCTCCCTTGTGTCCTCGTCAGAACATAATACCCTGATATTCGAGCTGGTATATCCGAGTATTTTTCCCGCTTTCTCACTACCTATCAAATCCATTGTGATTTTTTTTTGTAAATTATTCCGCTATTCCGAAATCAATAAAATTTATTTAATCGTTTTGTTATTTTTCACGTTAGCGCAAAAGGAAATTATAGTCAATGTGTTTTTTTTTCAATGACTTTTCCCGTAATACGTTTTTTTCTATTGCAATTTGCGATAGAGCAAGATATGGTTTAATGAAAGTGCAATTTAAAAATTTATTCTCTGACGAGGTGAAGCTCTGAGACGAGCGGTTTGACGACCGCTGGCTTCAGGGCTTTTTTTGTTTATGGCGGCAAAAATTTTAGACTGGCAGGAAAATTTAATAACGGGAGAGCAGGGGCGGTCTCTCCGTCATGCCGTCCCTGCTGTAAAAAAGAAACGGATGCGCGTAGCCCTGGACAGATGGGAAAATCCAGTCAGCGGTTACGGCGCTGAAGGCGTCGATCCGGTAGCCGCAACTTTTTTCCAGTGGAATCGCTCTCTTTCGCTTCATGAACTCGACGCTCTCTATAAAAACTGGCTGGCCCGCAGAATAGTTCAGGAACTGCCCAACGCCGCACTGCAACGCGGCTTTATGATTACCAGCGAAAAAAACGAATCCGGAGCCGAAGCAGTTACGAAATTGCTGAAAAAATGGAAAACCGAACTTTATGTAAAATACCTGGGATATCAAGCCAGGCAGTACGGCGGAGCGTCGAAAATCAATTCTATAGACGACGGACTTCCCAGCGGCATGCCCGTCAACTGGCGTATGGTTAAAGACATAGAGCAAGTAGACGTTATAGGCAGATTTTACGCCAGACCGACCGTTTTCTATGCCGATCCTTATGAGCTTAAAACATTCAAAAAACCCTGGATCTACCAAGTAACTGACATCGCCTACAATGTGCCGATTCCTACCTATCAGGTGCATCATGAGCGTCTGACCTGGATGGATGGACTCTACCTCCCGAACCATTTGAGAATCCAGAACTGGGGTTCCGGAGACAGCGTCTTGGAAATCGTTAATGAGGAGATGAAAGCCTATGGTTCAAGTATTCAGAGCTTGTCCGGCACTATTCAGGATTTCGTAATCAAAGTCTTTCAGGTCGAGGACATGGAAGACCTTCTCGAAGAAAACGAAGAGGAACTGGCCTACAGAGTCCGCATGGCCAACGCTCAGAGCAATGTTCACAAAACATCGGTGATCGGCAAGGATGAAGACCTTAAGAAAATTTCGACTCCAATCACAGGCTTGCCCGATAGCGTAGGCCTTTTGATGGATGCGGTCTCGGCTGCCGCTCAGATGCCGAAATCAAAACTTTTCGGACATATGACTGGGACTCTTGGCTCAAGTTCAGGAAAATACGATCGCGGCAACTGGGACGATCAGGTTGAAACCTTTCAGCGAGAAAAAGCCCAGCCGGCAATAGAAGACGACATGAAAATCGCCTGCGCGATCACGGGAACCAATTTCGAAGATTTGACCCTTAACTGGCCTCAAGTTAGAGAAAAAGGAGAACAGGAAGTCGCAACCATCAGAAAAACTAACGCCGAGGCGGAAAAGATCGAACTGGAAAACGAGATAATGAAAAGTGGAAAAGTAAATGGAACGGAAACTTAAATTAAAGAAAATCGTTACTATAAGGATGAAGATTTTTTTAAAGATTTGCATGAGGAAACTATTTCATATCACAGACAAGAGTTGAATAAATTAGCGCAAGGCGATTCTGAATTCAATATTCCAAAAGATAACGTGTTAAATTAATTTTTAATTTTCTCCATCCTCAACAATATAATCGGCGAGGGAACATGAAAAATTCTGTTTTTTCTCTTTTTTTATTCCTTATAATTTTGTTACTCGTTTGCCCCGCCTCCTCTTTCGCCGGTTGTATTGGCAGCGTTCCAATTGTTAACACCAGTGACACCTGGGAAACCTGCAAGGCAAAATCCGACAATCCGCTTCCCAAAACCAACAGCGGCCCCGGATCAGGAGAAAACAACATCAACGTCTTTCAAAATCCGCTTACCTCCTCCAACAAAGAAACAAATCAGAATCAGTCCGCCGTCTCAGATATTATCACCAGACACCAAGTCCGTATCGAGCTGGCTCCCTACGTTATTCCGGGAGCCTATCAGTTCGACGATCCCGGTATGCCCGAAAAATTAATGTTCAACGGAGCGGCCTGGGAATACTATCTGAACAAGAGTTTCGCAGTCGGTTTTCTCTATCAGGAATGGGCGAAAAAAGGCGGAAGAGATTTTAAAAGTATCCAATACACCGACGCCAGCGGGGACTCTCACAATATGGGCAATCCCGGCGCGATCGACAGACTGAAATATACCTCCTATCTTCCCTACGTCAGCGTTAACGCTAATCTTTCTCCTCGCTGGGCCTTGGGGCTACGCCTCGGTCTCGGACATGTAGGAGTCGAAGCGGAGTATAAGGATTCCTCCGGGGAAAGCAATAAAAGCTACGAGGATAATACCTCTATGCTGTTCGACATGTTCCTACAGTGGCGATGGGATGACGCCTTGATTGGCGGAAACGTTCGCTATGTCAACGCCAGAAACGACACAGACGATTATCTGGAATATATGAACATGGGCAGTGCTCAGGTAGTTATCTATGTGCAATGGATGCTCAGACCTTTAGGCTTACTGTGAGTTTGTTATGATGATTCCCGACACTAATCCATATCTGGAATTTGTTCAGCGACATTTTCCGGGCGAATACATGGTCACCTGGTATCACAATTTAATGACGTATAAATTGTGGCAATGGGTACATGGCGAAATTCGCAATATGATTATAGAGGTTCCGCCTCAGTACGGGAAATCAACAGTCGGCGCGATTCTCATCGCTCCTTATATTCTATCCGAATACCCAACCGCCAGAATGGCGTACACTACCTACGGAGACGCCCTTGCCTATCAGATGAGCAGCGAGTCTAAGGATATCATGCGCGGCGAGCGATACATGGAAGAATTCGACGAACTCACCGTTCCCCCTTCCCAGCGTTCGAGCTATCAATGGAAAACCACTCTCGGAGGCAAATACACGGCAACAGGCAGAGGCGGTCCCCTTGATGGAACTCCTCAGGATTTTCTCATCTGCGACGATCTATTCAAAAACGACGAAGAGGCCATGAGTCCGATAATCCGCGATTCGGCATGGCGATGGTTTGCTAAAGTGGCTCTTTCTCGTTTGTCTCCGACTGGCCGCGCTTTGTTGTTTTTTAAAAGATGGCATACCGATGACGTTATAGGCAGAGCTAAAAAACTCATGGAAACATATCCGGATAAGGCCCGTCATTACGAGATTATCAGCTTTCCCGCGCTGATGACAAAGGAAGCCATGGCCGTCAAACATCCGGCCGATCCCCGCAATGTCGGCGATCCCCTCTGGCCTTATAAACATAGCGCTAAAGATCTTCTGGGAGTGCGTCTGGAAACGGGAGAAGCCGGCTTTAACGCGGTTTATCAGCAAACTCCCGTCAATGCCGAAGGCATGAAGATTAAACCGAAATGGTTTAAAAAAATCTCTCAAGCCGATGTCCCCTCCGATATGAAAAAATCCCGCTTTTACCGCTTCGGAGAGCTGGCTAAGGCGTCAATCGACGAAAACAGCGCGACCTGCCTGATGGGAAAAACTCCCGGAGGAAAATATATCGTCAGTGATCTGGAATATTTTGATGACGACTGGCCCTCCTGCCTGTCTCGTTTGAAAAAAACCGGAATCGCCGAGAAAGGAAATGTGGTCGGAGTGCCGGAAGTCAGAGGAAAACGGGCCGATTTATTCAGGCAGATAATGGATTGCAAAGATAAAAGATATCGTCTGAAAAAATGCGATGAGCAAAATCCGATCGCCTGGACTCCGGACGCGGAGGCGGGGAAAATTTTATTAGTTGAAAACGAACAGACTCAGAAATTCCTTGAGGCTTGTCGAAATTATACCGGCTCCGGTCGGGATAAACGAGAAGCCGAAATTCACGCCGTGGCCGGCGCATGGAAAATGCTCCAATCACGGCGTTCAATAGTGAGCCGCATGGCCGCCAAACGCGTTTAGCAAGAAAAAATAAAGAGGTAAATATGGATTTTATAGGTTTAAAAGTGCCGCCTAACCTGAAACTGAGCGTGCTGGTCGGCAAAAATTTAGGAGACGCCCCCGTAGTGACGATTACCAATCCCCGTAATCTGAAAAATCCGACTGCGGTAAAAACCGGCAATAATCAGTACGATCTGATGTTTGACGCCGGCTGCGCGGGAGAAACCGTCAACATCACCATGTCCGCGACCGGAAGATGGGCGTTTCTGAATTTCTTCACGGGCTTTCTGAAACTATTTACGTTCACCTTCTGGCTGAACCTGATTCCCGGCCGGGGCTTCTGGACGACTTTCAGCTGGAAGACTTTTATGATGCGTTCTCTGATGGTGTCCGGCATGTTGTTCGTGCTGCTGATCGTCTTAGAGTTAAGCGGAGTCACGATCCATAAACGCTATCTGAAATGGCTCAACACGATGGATATGGTCTCTGACGCGGTCTACAAGATTAAAGACATCACCGGACTCGACGACACGGACCCATTTTTCAAGGGATCCGAGGCCCAGGTGTTCTACACCAGAACCGGCAAAAAACTTCAGGACGCCTATCTGATGACAAGCGTCTCCGAAGAGGACGAGTCCTACAGACTTCTCATCAGCAAGGATTTTTATATCGCCAGCGAGCTGGATGACGCCCAAGATCACTGCGCCAACGAGATCGGCGGGGAGCTGCCGACCTTGAAGGATTTTTATCTGATGATGAAAGAGAACAGTCTGACCGATCAGATGAATTTCGCCTTCGCCGAATGGATTTATCATCCGAAAGGCGTCATCTCGGACGATTACATGCTCTGGATTATGCCTATCAACGCGCAAACCTACGAGGCGGCGGTTCAGGCTATCAATAACGGTTCGGCCGATTCCCTGCTGGATATGGCCGAGAATTACAGTGTCGATAAAGCCGGTCTGACCGATGAAGAGTTCAAAATTCGGCTGCTGGTTGGCGTTAAAAATGAATTAAGATTGCCTCTTGAGGCCGAGATTGAACACGACAACGGTCAGACTGTTTTCTATCTGGATGAAAACGAACATGCGAATTATCGCTGTGTTCGTAAACTTCCGATGCTGAAATAATTTTTATCGCGCCTGTTATATTCAACGCGAAAGCTTATATTTATATAACAATTTAGTAAATATCACTGTCAGGCGCGTTTTTACAAGAGAAGCAATGGAAAATAATTCTTCAGGAAATACGCTGCATTGGATCGCGTTTATGCTGCTGCCGATGACAATCTCCATGTTCGTTATGATGCTGGTGGCCTTTCCGCCGATCGCGGCGGCTGGAATTATCGGGGACATAGCCGATCTTGGTTTTAAAATAGCTCTTATCCGCCACTGGAAAGCGGTTCTCGGCGTTGTTCTGCTGCTGGCCGGGGCCTACGCGATAGCCCATAAACCAATTTTCAGATTCAAAATCATGGCCATAACGGCTTCGATTACGCTCTGGGTAATAACTCTCTGGGGAGGATCGTTACTGATGGGAGAGTTCTGGCATTCTATCGAGGCCGCTGTCTCCGGAGCCGCGATTTTTATCAGGAGGCTGTTCTGATGTCTAAACGGAAAATAGCATATGATTCTTTCGCGATAGATGCTCAAAAAGCTTCGATTGATCCTCGCACCGGTGATCTGCATCTGCCTTTGAAAGTCGCGAAAGTCGGAATTATGACATATTCGGAATCTGGCGGACAACGTCGCTATTTTCCTCCGGAAACCCTGAAAAACGCGGTTGATTCTCTCGCTTATGCCTCGATTACGAGACTGCATCCGGAAGAAAAAGAGGTTAACGCCGATAATGTCAGCAGAGTCAGAAAAGGTTTCATTGAAAAAGATTCCAATTTTGACGGCACATATATCAACTCCAACTGCGTAATTACTGATAAAGGACTGATTAATGATATTACGCGGCGACTTTTAACCGAGGCGAGTGCCGGTTATCCATACGAAGATGACGGGAAATTTGGCAAAAACGAGCATGGAAAATTTGACGTTACAGTGACCTGGATAGGTTATAATCATGTAGCCGCCGTGCCTGTAGGCCGGGCAGGCTCGGATGTGAAATTTGAACTAGACCATAAAGGAGAAGGAAAAAAAATGGCTAACAAAGAACGCGAATTGCCGGAATTAAAAATCGGCAATGATCAGTTGCTCTCAAAAGTTTCGATTTTCTATGATTCCGAAATTTCTCAGACGGCTGTCGACGCTATGTCCGGCAGAGAAGAAAAGTTGATAGGCGAAATTAACAGGCTACAAACCAAAAACATCACGCTGCAAGCCTCCAACGACGCCTCTAAGGAAAGTCTGAAACAAATCCAGACCGCTCAGGATTCGATGATTAAGGCAGAAGATTTGAGCGCTATGGTGTCGGACCTCGTCGAAAGCCGCGAAGTGGCGCTGAACGTCGGACTGGACTGCAAAACCGATACTGACAGTCATGTAATCAAGACTAAAATTTTGGCAAAAATGCTGCCGCAAGCCCATAAGGATCTTCAGAATCGAGATCATTTAAAGGATAAAACAGCCGTGGATGCTGCCTATATCGCTTTCAAAGAGAACATTTCTTTTCATAAGGAAATGCATAATACCCAACAGGCCCTGGACGGAAAGCAGGGTACTCATATTCCCCTTAAACCCGTTCAAGTTCGGGGAGTGAGATCCCTGGAAGAACTTCGCAGATAATCAAGAGGTAGGAAATGTCAGGTCAAGATAGTTTTACCCCGGAAATCAGAAAGGCGATTGCCGGGTTGTTATTTGGAAGTTGGCCGCATCAGATAGAGCGGCTGACTTTGGAAAGCGGCGAATGTCCATTCGGCTACGGAGTAGCGGCCGGAACAGGCGAAACGCAAGCGGAATTGCCTAGCGGCGCGGTAACTGCGGCAGCTCTGCGCGGAGTAACCAGACGCAATCCCAATATTGAGCGCAAACATCTGTCGCAGGATGATCCGGTCTACGATTATGAATATAATAACGCAATGGACGTAGTGCGAAAAGGACCGATCTGGGTGGCGACGTCTTCTCTTCTCGTCCGGGGCGGACCGATTTTCTGGCAGCATACCACCAGCGGCGGGAATTTAGCCGGCACGTTCAGAAATACGATTGACGGCAGTGACGCCGTTGATATTTCATCAGTCGCCGCAGTTTTTCGAGGCAATGACGTCAGCGGAGAACCAGCCGTTGTTGAATTTAACATTTTAGGTTAGGAGTCCAAATGCCTTTACCAGATATATTAGGAGAAGGAGTTGCCTATAGCACGCTGATGCTTCTGGCTAATGACGCCAATTTTGCGCGTCAATTAGGTTTTGATCAGAAAAAGCCAGAGCAGGTACAAGCTATTCTCGGCGCATTAAAAAGTCTTGAAATGGCCGCTACGGGAGTGGAACAGAAAACTCCGGTAGAATTGGCGCAGCTCGGGTTGACCGCCGCCGATAAACATGAACATTCGTTTTTGGATCAGCCAGGCAACGTAGCCGCCGACACCGCCTACGCCGCCGGTCCCATGGGACAATTCGAGTTTTTTGACCCTCGGTTCTACGAGTTCAAATATAAGAAGACGAACTTCAGAGACCTGTTTCCCGTCAAAACGCAGGGCGATCCGGCCGACACCACGTCCAGCTATACGATGGAAGAGCTGATCGGAGTTTCCGACACGTCCGGAGACGCGACCAACACTCACGCCAAATACGATGTCACGGAGAAAAAAGACTCCGTGCCGATCGTTAAGAAAGACGTGGAATTCGAGGTGACGATTGAAGACCTCCTGAAAGCGGCCAAAACCGGCAGACCAATCGAGTCACGCAAGATTCGCGCGGCTCAAGTTGGCTCGGAACAAACCATGCACGATATCGTGGTGGTCGGTTCTCCCGAAGACAATATCAACGGGTTCATTACCCATCCCCAAATAGTTGAGGCGGAAGTGGCTGGAGCATCGGCGGCCGCTAAACTCTGGTTGAATAAATCTCCGGAGGCGATTTTGAATGTAGACTTTGGAGAAAACCTGATTGGTTTGATTAACGAACAAACTTTCGGGCATCATTCTCCTACCGATATAGGTATCTCTTTTAATCGTTATAATTTTTTGCGTTTCAACTGGATAGATTCAGCCGTGGCTCCGCATCCCATTTCATTGCTGGAATGGCTATTAGGACAAACGAAAACATACGGTTTAGAAAGAATTACTCCCATGGTCGAACTGGCTGGCGCTGGTCCCGGAGGCGTTGAGATGGGAATCGCATGGGAAAATGACGATGACGTTCTGGAAGTGGACAATACAGTTCCTTTGACCTGGCTTCCGCCTCAGTTCGTCGGAACCGTTATTAAATTTTTCGGATATTTTAAAATTAGCGGAATGAAAATCCGACGCAAACAGGCCGTCCGCCGCTTCACCTCTTTTTAAAAACGCAAAAACCGTCAGTCATTATTCATTAAAAAAATGGAAAAAATTTTAGTTACCAATAGAAAAAAAATTCAACGCGATTTTTTCATACCCACTGGCGTTGTGCAGGTGACGGAAGGAGACAACTGGATAACGAGCGATGATCTGGATTTTCTCACAGAAAATTCTCCGGGTTTTCAGCATTATTTAAAAGAGAAAACTTTTAAAGTCAAAGACGAAAAACGTCCGGAGAGCGAAAAGGAGAAGGAACAGCGGGAATCTTTGCTGAAACGAGCCGGAAACGCGGTCAGTTCAATGTTTCCGGCAATAAATAGACGCGCTCCCGCTGCCGACGCTCCTGTCATGTCCCCCGCCATGCTTGATATTTCCGTGTTTGTAGCTCAGTTTGATAAATCCGTTGCTGAGTCTCTTTCCAAAGCTCTGAATGATTTTCAGGAAAAGGCGAAGATTTTGTCAGTGCAATTATCCGCCGATCCATTGATTGATTTTGAAAACAAAATCAAACTTTTATCAGAGCAGCTTTTGACTGATCTGAAAACGCAAGCTGCCGCGTCCATTAAATTGGCTATTACAGACAATATCAGTACATTCAACAACGATATGTCCGCCGCGATCGAGACTCAGAAACAGGATTTCGAAAAGAGCATTCTGGAAGCTCAAGTCACCGCCGAGAATGATTTTACGGAGAATATTGAAAAAGCGTCCGGAGAGGCGGAAAAGAAATTCAAGCAGGCTCTTAAGAAAGCTCAGAAGTAAACGGATATGAAAGAAATAGATGGTCTCAAAATAGCGGCGACCTGGAAAGACGTTCTGGCCGCAGGTCGCTACTACAACGCCGATCTTCAGGTATTCTCGCTTGATATTCTGGCCGAGATCATCATAGGAGACGCCGCCGAGGGCTTTGTATACGAGATGACGCTGAACGCGGAATTGTACACGTATACAAGACAAGCGGGCGAATCCAACGCCGACGTGGCCATCGCCTGGATAGACGATCTGAAAAGCCAACGCCTGATTTTCTATAAATTCGATTTTGAGATTCAGTCTGATTTTGACGACACTATAGTCATTTACGATAAAACCGAGCTGGAGCTGCTTGAAAATACCGTCTCGGTAGGGGCGAATCTTACGATTGATTCCGACAGATCATCAATATACGGATTGAGATCGGAAATTCTTCTGGAAACCGGCAGACGATGCAAGGAACAGATATACGGAGACAGACTCCGCGACGCTCAGAAATATCTGGCCGCTCACTTCGCGCTTCAAACATTAGTGCCGGCCGCCGGACAGGGCAATGTCTCAAGTGAATCTTTCGAAGGAGAATCGACTTCCTGGACCATGCCGAGAAATAATCCGAAAGCGGGGCAGGAAGACCTTCTGACGATCATGGGAGCCAGATTTCTGCAAATCAGAAGAACCCGCATCGTTAAATATCGAGTCTATGGAGGACTTTACTAATGCCTGACGAAAAATATGAATATTTGCTGCAATTTTTTGAATATGTCCATCTGCCCGAAGATTTGCAGGAAATCAGCAAACGTTTTTATTCCTTAGCTTACGAGCTGGTTAACGAACTACCGCGCAATCCCGAAAGAACAACCGCTCTGCGCAAGCTGCTGGAAGCAAAAGACTGCGCCGTCAGAGCCGCGCTTTTTCATAATGTGATCTGAATTAATATTTTGTAGGGACGCGATGCTTCGCGCCCTGTTATTAATCGCTATCATGATGTTTTATAATTGTTTAAATTATGGCCGAAAACGGAAAAGTAATCGACAAGGACACTGGAATGAAAGCTTTCCTTTCGAAGCTCCAATCCTTACCCCACGTCTCGCAGGTGCTGGTTGGGATAGTCGAGGACTCTCCAAAAAAACAATTTCGCTACGGAACCTTACAGAAATTTCGTCCGCAAACGGCCGACTTGCTCCTGAGAACTACGGTAGACAACAGAGAAGCCGAAATCAAAAGTCAGCTCATAAATATAGCCAAGAAAGTTCTTCTGGACGGCGTGGACATAACCGACGAACTCAAAGTTCTCGGAGCCGAGATTCAACAGGCCATGCGCGATCAGACCGATCCTCCGCCGCAACTCGCAATGTCAATCATAGTGAAAACCGATGCATGATCCAAGCGGAAGAGGACAGGCCGAAGCCATTAGACGCCGGGCGAAACCAGCTGCTTTGTACAATAGAGTATCGGGGACTCAGGTCAAAAAAGGCTGGCGTAACTCTTATGTTACGGAATCGCAGCCGATAAACGTCTATGTCGTTTTCAAAGAAGGCGAAATGAATTTTGCCGAGGAAGGCGAAAAAGTAACCCAATGGGCGGTGATTTATAACGTCGAACAGCAGCTTGAAAAAGGTCAGAAGCTGGAACTGATGGATCAGGACAAAAAATTCATCATTCGCAGATCGGTCCGAAGGCCGGCCAGAGATCCGCGCTATTTCAAAGCCTGGGGAGTGGAGGCTAATTGAGTGAAATTCTTGTCAGTTTCGAGAATAAAAAAGAGACGATCGCCAACTGGGTGGCCGCTCTCAGCGAAGTGCCAGTCGATAATATAGGCGGAATAGAGGAATGGGGAAAATTAGACTATCCGGCCGCCTTTCTGAATAAAATCGGCGAACGCAGCATCCATAGACCAATCAGAGTTTCAGAGGAAATAGACGGTGATCTGAAATCAGTCACCTACGTTTCCAAACAGGTCCGAGTCGATATAATTTTCGTCACAAGAGACCGAGGCGATTACTCGGACGTCGATCCGGAAGACTACGTAGACGCTGAATATTATGTTAACGGACTGGTCGGCAGACTCTATGACCCGGAAGGATCAATAGCGTTTTTGTCCGCCGGCGGACTTTCGCTGCAACTGCACGGACCAATCCGAAAACGAGACGAACAATACGAAGACGGCTGGCTCAGAAGACAAGAGGTTGAAATTGCCTTCGGCTACGTCCAGCAAACTGCGGAAGACCAGCACGAAATAGAATCAGTCGAAAACATTAAATCCGTTTCTCATTTTTTATGTCCGGATAACGTTGATCCGGAGTGCTCTCCAACAGAGGTGACATTAAGCGTGACTTACGTAAAATCAGTTGACGAAAAAACAGGAGTAGTCGATCTCAGCGCGGACTATGCCGCTCTGGACAGCGAAGGAAAGATTCTCGAAGATCAGGCTCTGCTCCCGGAAGTCTTCTCCGCCGCAAGCGAAGTCGAGCAGCTTGCTCTTGAAGTCAAGCAGGGTGATTTATGCTTGCGGACAGACGAAACAAAAACTTATGTTGCCAGAAACGGCGATAACACGTCCATGGCCGATTGGGCGGAACTCTTGTTTTCGGGCGGTGGTGGAGGCGGTGGCCCTTCCGTGTCAGTTATTAAAACCACTTCTGGAAATTTATTGGAAACGGACGCTAATAAATTCGTTAGAGTTCAGAACGGCGCGGTTGATGTGACGCTCATATACGAAAACGACGGCGATGGCGGATTCACTTTCGCGGATGACGACGAATGGACCTATTACCGTGAAGGAACGGGAGAGGTGAAGATTGATAAAGGAACACTGGTAACTTTCGAAGGTCCGGTCGGAACGCCGCCTGGCGATAATCCGTTTAAAATTTCCGGAACTAAAAATACAATCGTTCAGATGAAACGACTCGGACCGAATCGTTATCTATATCTCGGAGGCGTTAAATCGGCAGTATAATGTATATAGCTTCAGAAATTCCCGAACCCATGAACGACGGCTATCCTCCTAAATACTGGATGCTGGGACGCGCTGCCGATAAAGTGGTTGAAGACCCGATCGCTCCGTATAAAATTTCACAGATAAACGACGCCTCCGGCAACGGACTGACGATCGCGGAACCTGTAATAGCGAAACAGCCGACCTGGAACGCTTATCTGAACGGTCGCCGCACTCCAATTTTCAGCGGCGTCGCGGAAGGTCTGATTGGACCTTATCAGGCGTTTCCGACTGGAACAGAATACACGATTATGTTTGTCGCCGAACACGGTTTTGGCGGTTCTACAGAAGGTTTTTGCGGTCAAAGATCAGGTACGACTCTTTGGGAAATCTCTTCTTTTGCGAATAATCTGACGGTATATGACGGAGTAAAATTTCTTTTCGTCGGTACTATACCAATAGACACGCCGTTTCTGGCCACAATCGTTCTGAAACTGGGATCAGCAACGAGTTTTGTCAGAGTTAATCGAATTGTTACGGCGTCCGGCCTGGATTATACTCCGAGCGGTCCCGGCGGTCTTTTTTCAGTTGGAATTATCACGACAAGTTTTCCGCTAAAGGGGCGTTTTCCGGAATTGCTTATATGGGAGGAAATCTTGCCGGATCACATTATAGACCGCAAAGAACAATATCTTCAAAATTACCACGCGACGTCATGAGATGCTTGATATTTGCCGACGAGACAACAGCTAATGATAATCAAGACGTCGTTTGGTTACATGCGCTGGAGGGTATTTCACAGACTCAGATCGAGACAATCAGATATAACGGAAATTCCATAACGACGTTGGAATTCAACGCGCTGACCGACGATCAAAAAAAGTCGTGCAGAGTCGCGGGGAAAATTAAGGAGTTGATTGTCGAACAGGGGTTCACAATCGCCTACGCCGCGCCTTTGCAGATTCACGAGGATACACGCTGGTGGATGAAAAAACCCGATAATCCTGATTGGCTGATCAATATGCACGATTACACAGAGGATGATTTTAACGAAAATTGGCTGGCTCCGTTGGCTGAATAATCATTTATAGGAATAAAAATGGAAGTTAGAGATTTTGTAAAATTTAACGTACTGATAGCTAGTCCCGCAGCAGAAGCGACGACTTTCAACATAGCTCTGTTTCTGGCCGATGTGACCGCCGACGATGTTCTGAACTGGGAAGACGGCCAAAATACAAAAAGCTACGCCAGGGGAGAAATCGACAGTGATTTTTCCTCGACGTCCAAAACCTACAAGGTGGCGACCGCCATTTTTCAACAGAATCCCTCAGTCGAAATTTTCAAGGTCGGCCGCCGCGATCCGGATCAGAACGTCGCCGACGCCCTGGACGTGATAGAGAACGATGATCAGAACTGGTACGCGCTGGTAGGATTAAGAGGCCTGAACGATGTGCTGGGAGCCGCCGCCTGGATAGAATCGCGCCGCAATAAAATGCTGTTTTTCGGCACATACGAACAGGACGTCGGCACTTCCTCAGATCAATCCATAGCCGCAGTGCTGAATGGCCTGGGATACGATCGCACAGTGATTTTTTATAATAATCAGCCGGGCTATCAGTTCCCGCCTGCTGACCTGACTATGACCACTACTGACGGAGTCTGCGAAGTCGTAGTCGCCAACGGTCCCCAAACCGAGAAGGTCGCGGTGGACGCCGTAGTGGAGGCATTCACCTACGACATCGATGTGGACGGAGAGGTGGTCGAATACACCACCGCCGAGAACTACGACGCCCAGATAAATAAAATCACGGTACTCAGAGCCGTGGACTCATTCACCTATCGTCTGACGATCGCCGGAACGACGATCGTCTATGTCGCCACCGTGCCAACCGATACGGAAGAGGATGTTAAAGACGCGCTGAAAATAGCGGTTAACGCCGATGTAGTGCTGCAACAGAAAATGGGAGCGATCGACGATCCGGAAGATTCCAATTCTTTCCGGCTCGTAGGCAAAGAGAAAAACGTTTCCTATGAAGTGCTGGCCGGTGAAAATCTTCTCAATACTCCCATTACCGTGCTGGTTTCTCCAACTCAAAGCGAAATCGCCGCAATCCTCCATGAAAAGCTCCTGGAAAACGAAATCATAAAAGATCTCGCTTATCTGACCATCACGGACGGCGGAGAGAGTATCCTCGTTACAGTGAAAAATCCGACCGACACGTTTGTCATGGCGGTCAGCGACAACCTAACAAAAACAGTTATAGTTTTCGATTACCTGTTTCAGGTCGGCGATCCCATCACGGTTTTCGAAGCCGACGATCTGAAACTGAACGGCAACGCCTTTATT